GATAAGCGGCTTGAAGGTTCTGCTTTTCGTAAATCAATACGAGGCTCAACGCCAACGATTGAAGGTGAGTGTCAGATACAAGAAGCGGCGGCTGAAGCTTCACATAACTTCAAACGGTTTATTCCATGCCCGCACTGTAATGAATCTCAAATTCTAGTTTTTGGGTCCAAGGATTTAGAGCATGGACTGAAATGGAACGAATCATTACCTGAAGAGGAGCAGCCGAATACAGTTTATTACGGGTGTAAACATTGCGCCGCAACTTTTGAATACGCTGATTATCTTGAGGCTGATGAAAAAGGATATTGGGAAAGCGACGAAGGATTAATAACACGCGATGGTATGACCTTCTTTGATTTAGAAGGTAACCCAGCGGCAACCCCTATATCGCTCGCTTGGTATAACTGGGCGATACATTCGCATTTTTCGCCATGGACTCGAATAATAAAAGATTGGCTAAAGGCCAAACGAACTAGAGAAAAACTGAAGTCTTTCGTTAATACAACGCTTGGTGAAACTTGGGTAGAAGATGAAGGCGAAAAATTAGACCACGATATTTTATATAAACGGCGGGAACATTACCGCGCAGAAATCCCAGTTGATCATTGCGTTTTAACAGCGGCTGTTGATACACAAGATGATCGATTTGAAATTGAAGTAGTTGCTTGGGTCAAGGGTGAAGAATCCTATCGTATCAGCTATGAACGATTATTTGGCGATCTTGCCCGCTCTGAAATATGGGACTTACTTGCTAAACGGTTAAAGCGCCAATTCAAAACACCAAGCGGCCACTTGGTTGATATAAAGCTTTGTATGATTGATTCGGGTGGTCATTACACGGATGAAGTTTACAACTTTAGTAAGAAGCATGGCTTACGGCGTTTTATTCCAATAAAAGGGTATTCGCAACCAGGCAAACCGATTAAAACCTTTCCTAGAAAAAAGAATAAGAACGGCGTTTATCTGACCATGATAGGTACAGATACGGCCAAAGAAATTATACAAAACCGACTGCAGATTTTTGAACCAGGTGAAGGCTATTGTCATTACCCAGTATCAGATGATTTTGATGAAACCTATTTCCAACACTTAACGAATGAAAAGCGCAAAAGAAAATTAGTGAAGGGGCGGTGGGTAATAGTTTGGGATGCGGGGGGCAGGCGAAACGAACCTTTTGATACATCTGTTTATAACTTGGCGGGCATCCGAGTATGCCAAGAAAACTTTGGCGTGAACCTCTCAGAGCTAGAACACGAAACACTATATACAGCAACGGTGGATAAAGAAGAATCCACACGCCGTACCTCTTCATACTGGAATTAAATTAATGTCCGAAGCAAATAGCAGACTTAAAGTACTTGAAGACGCCTATTACGAAGGGGTCACAAACGTTAAATATTCTGATCGTGAGGTGACCTATAGAAGCCTGCGTGAAATGAAAGCGCTTATTAACGAATTGAAAAGAGAAATCAGCGGTACAAGCGGTGCAAATGTCGCTATGCCAGGTTATGACAGGGGCTGCCAATGAGTAAGCGAAACGCGATCGACAAAGTCATTTCTTACTTTGCCCCGCAAAAAGGTTTAGCTAGAGATCAAGCCCGCTTTAAGTCTGATGCGATCAATGCAAAAAATAGTTATGACGCTGCAGGCAAAGGAAGAAGGAACACTTGGTTTCGTGGCTCAGATTCAAGCGCAAACACAGAAACCAGAGCCTCACTAATTACATTACGTGGTCGCTCGCGTGAAATGGTCAGAAACAACCCTTACGCACATCGAGCAATTGAAGCAAGAGTTTCAAACGTAGTGGGTGGTGGAATTATACCAGCTGCAAGATGTGAAAATAAAAAACGACAAGCAAACGCTCAGCGCTTGATGCAAGCCTTTATCCATCAATGTGATGCTGATGGCGTACATAATCTTTTTGGCATTCAGGCTTTGGTTATTCGCGCTCAATCTGAAGGCGGTGAAGCTTTATTACTTCGACAGTTCGTAAATGATTCAGCTTTAGCAGTGCCTCTTAAAATCCGCGTTCTTGAAGGTGATTTTATTGATCACACAAAAGAAGGACTTTTGGGTGAAGGTAAAAAGATTATTCAGGGTGTTCAATTTGGTTCAAGCAATAACAAAGAAGGGCTTTGGTTGCATGACACTCACCCAGGGGAAAGGGGAATGTCTTCGCTTTCATCTAAGTTTGTTTCTAGCGATCAAGTCGCCCACATCTATGAAGTGACTCGCCCCGGGCAAGTTCGCGGCATTCCTGCAGGTGTTTCCGCTTTTATGCGAATGAAAGGGCTTGATGATTTTCAGGACGCAAGAATTGAACAGCAAAAAATAGCCGCCTGTTTAGTGGGAATTATTACAGATTTGGAAGGCGACGGAACGAAAGGTGATGTTTTGCCCGACCGTTTAGAGCCTGGCATGTTTCCACAATTAGGGTCTGGTAAAAGTGTTGAATTTAATTCTCCCCCTTCTGTTTCGGGTCACGCTGAATTTGTTTCAACAGAGCAGCATGCAATTGCAATGTCTTATGGCATTACATACGAAGCATTAACCGGAAACCTTAAAGGAACTAGTTTTTCGAGCGGGAAAATAGGTTTTGTTGAGTTTGGTCGAAATATCGAACGGTGGCGGTGGAACATGCTTATTCCTCAAGGATTAAGAGTGGTTGAGCGCTGGTTTATTGAAGCTTGTGAAATGGCCGGCCATGACATGCGAGGCGTTAGTTTTGAATGGACGCCCCCACGCCGTGAAATGATCGACCAAAAAAGCGAAATACCCGCGCAGATTAAAGCAATACGGGGTGGCCTTAAATCATGGTCTGAAACTGTTCGAGAAAATGGTTATGACCCTGAAGCGTTGCGAGCTGAAATCGAAAGAGACAATAAAGAATTTGATAACAAAGGCATCGTATTAGATAGCGACGCCAGGCGAACCACTAATGGCGGTCAATTCCAAATAGAGAGCGAAGACGATGACGAAGATTATGACAGCAAAAAATAGTATTGGCGGCGGCAGTTCAAGCAAAACCGCAAAGAACAGCATCAGTGGTGCGGGCGAACTACTTTTGTATGGTGAAATTGGAAGCTGGTGGGACGAGCTCGACGCTGAAAGTGTGGTTCGTCAATTAGAGTATTTGAACAAGGATGAAATTATCGTTCGCATTCATTCGGGCGGCGGTTTGATTCTTGAAGGTTTAGCAATCTATAACCGACTAGTTCAATCAACAGCAAGCATTACGATTTATATCGATGGCTTAGCGGCTTCGATGGCTTCCGTCATTGCGATGGCTGGCGATGTAATCCGCATGCCTTCCAATTCTTGGCTGATGATTCACAAGCCGTGGAATAACGTAAGCGGAAACGCTGACGATATGCGTCGCATGGCTGAAAACCTAGATGGATTTGAAGAAAGCACTTTAGGTATTTACATGAAGCGCTTTAAGGGTTCAGAAGATGAACTTAAAGAAATGCTTCGCAATGATACATGGATAAACGCCAAAGACGCCTTGGAGATGGGATTCATTGACGAAATCACGGACGCAATGGAGGCAGCTGCCTCAATAGATTTAGAAAGCTTTTCAAACGTTCCCGAAGCTATGCGTAAAAGCATGGCTTCAATTCAAAAGGCGGCACAGCCCGCGCAAACTTCCCTAAAGGAAAATGAAATCATGACTGAAGAAGAAAAGAGAGCGGCTGAAGCTAAAGCAAAAGCCGAAAAAGAACAAGCTACGATTGACGCTAAAGCGCTTGCAGATGAAGCCGTTGCTAAAGAGCGTATGCGAGTAACTGACATTCAAGATATTGGCGCTAAAGCAAAGATTGATATTAAAGCTGTCAACAGCATGATTAGCCGCGGTATTACTGCGGATGCAGCACGTAGTGAAGCTTTAGATGCTGTAGCAAAACGTGACGCGGCGTTTAACCCAAGCTCTCATATTCGTGTTGAGCATGATATGACGGCAATCAAAGCCAGTATTACAAACGCGATCCTTAATCGCTCTAACCCTTCAGGTATCAAGTTAAGTTCTGGCGGTTCAGATTTCCGCGGTATGACGCTGATGGAATTAGCGCGCTCAATGATTGAAAGCACCGGTATTTCGGCGCGTGGTTTGTCTCCAAACGAGTTAGCAGCGAAGGCAATGCACTCTACCAGTGATTTTCCTGCAATTTTGGCTGATGTTACCAACCAGACATTACGAGCAGGGTATGAAGCGGCGCCTAAAACGTTTATGCCGTTTTGTCGCCAAACAACCGCTACAAACTTTAAGGATATTTACCGAGCTCAATTAGGTGAAGCGCCAGAGCTTGAAAAGGTAAATGAAAAGGGTGAGTTCAAATACGGTACTTTAGGTGAAGGTCGTGAAAGTTACAAACTGGCAACTACAGGTAAGATTATTGCCTTAACGCGTCAAACTCTCATTAATGATGATATGGATGCATTTACTCGCATACCTCAGGCTTTCGGTGCTTCTGCTGCTGAAGTGGAAAACAGCACTGTATGGGGGCTTATAACTGCCAACGCAAACATGTCTGATAATGTAAAACTTTTTCATGCTTCACATAAGAACTTGGGAACACCAGGCGCATTAAGTGAAACAACTCTTAGTGAAGCGCGTAAAAACTTCCGTCGTCAAACTGGCGTTAATACAAAACGTCCTTTAAATCTTGAAGCAAAATTTTTGATTGTTCCTGCAGCACTTGAAACCGCCGCGCAAAAGATTTTAACCGCTTTAACTGCTCATACAACGGGTGACGTTAATGTTTTTGCTAATAGTTTAACGCTAATTGTCGAGCCTCGCCTTGATGATAACAGTGAAACTGCCTGGTACTTGGCAGCTGAGCCAATGCGAATAGATACAATCGAATACGCATACTTGGCTGGTGAAGAGGGTATTTATATCGAAACACAGCAAGGCTTTGATGTGGATGGTATCAAGATCAAAGCGCGCTTAGATTTCGGTGCCGGTGCTATTGACCACCGTGGTATTCATAAAAACGCTGGCGTTTAATCAAAACAACATTTAACAAAACTTAAAAAGGAAGCGGCAAAGCTTCCTTTTTTATTGCTAATGAAAAATTTGGAGTTCTACCAATGAAAAACTTTATCCAACTAGGTAACACTTTAACCCTAGTAGCCCCATACGATTTGCTAAGTGGTCAAGGCTCTTTAGTCGGTTCTATCTTTGGCGTTGCCGGCACTGATTGTCTTACCGGTGCTTCTGGTGAATTTGATGTATGTGGTGTTTTCGATTTAAAGAAGAAAACAACAGATACGCCAGCACAAGGCGCTAAAGCTTATTGGGATGATACAGCTCGTGAAGTCACAACCACATCAACAGCAAACACTCTAATCGGTGCTTTTACTGTTGCTGCAGGTAATGGTGACACAACTGTAAATGTTCGGCTTAACGGCTCTTTCTAGTGCCTAATTTTAGAAAACTTGTAAACCGCATGGATGCGGTTTGTATGAAATTGTTGGGTGATGGCTTTGCCATCTATGACAATAAATGCAAAGTACAGGTAAAAATCGATCTGAATGTTGAGCAATTTGGAGGCTTCGACACTCAGGGAACTGCCCGCCGCCATGAAGTTGAGGTTTTTGTCAGCGAGGTTCCAGATGCTAAGCGTGGGCATACTCTTGAAACTGATGATGGAAAGTTTGTTTTTGATGGCCAGATTTCTAATGATGGTCACATTTCAAGATGGCATATAAATGAAAGCTAGTATTGATAAAGTTCAACTCGGTGAAACTAAATTGATGCTTAAAGGCGTCAGTACAAATGCGCCTAAAGTTTTATCAAGAGCTTTAAACAAAACAGTTTCTAAAGGTCGAACTCTATCATCTAAAAAAATAAGAAAACAAACGGCATTAAAAGCTAAATATATTAAATCAAAACTTAAGGACGACAAAGCAAGCTGGAAAAACCTAAAAGCAAGGCTGTATGCAATCTCTAAGGGGTTGCTCATCATAAATTTCGTAACCGGAAATAATGAAAATGGCGAATTTATGGTGAAAATAAAAAAGACAGGAAAATCTAAGGCGCTAAGTCGTGACGCTTTTCTAACAACATTAAACACCAAAAATGGCGGCAAGGTCGATGCAATAGCGATGCGAGACCCTAAGACAAACAAATTCAAAGTTCTTTATGGTCCTTCTATTTCACAAATTTTTAGTGATGTTCGTGATGAAGTGGATACGGAATTAGTTGATTACTTGGCCGTTGTTTCAGAAAAAGAACTAGACGCAGTTTTAAGGGGCTTTTAATGGCTGACACAGTACGAGAACAAATTCTAAAAGCCTTTGTATTAAAGATAGGGGCGGAGCGGTGCGTTAAGTTAGACGGTGACAGTGACTTACCCGCTAAAAGTGTTTGGGATAATGGCGAAGAAGCAAGCAAAACAGCCTACGGGACTATGGAGTCTGTTTTGCCGGTACCGGTTGAGTATCTAGCAAAAGTTAATAAAGCAACTTATCCCATTCTAAGTTCCCAGGCTAACGCGATGCTAGGCGAACTTATTCAAGCGGCTACCAGTGAAGACAATACACTCGGTGGGCTTTGTCGATCCATTGAATATGTTGAAAGCGAATTTATTTACCCTGAAGACGGCGCACAAGAAATAGAAGTTTATGCCGTCTTCAATGTTACCTATCAATTTAAAATCGGGGACCCTTTCACAGTCGCCACCTAACCCGCCGAAAGGCAAACCACAGAAACCCCCACTTGAGCGGGTTTTTTTATGCCTGCTATTCAGCGGGCTTTTTAATTATTGGAGCTTTAAAAATGTCTAATGCTGAAAATGCAAAACTGCAATACGAAGGCGGGCAAAATGTTAGCGCTATGTCTTCTTTAACTGATTCAGGTGACAAAACAACATTTGATTCTAGCGCATCGCTATTTTCAAGACGTTCAGGTTTTGAGCCTGTTGTTCGTCCTGATGGTCTAGTGACCGGCGGGCTTGTTATTAATGCGGTAAGTGGGACTAATGACCTTGTTGATGCGGCGGCTTTAACTGCCTATATCGGCGGTGACTTGAAAAACGTGGGGGCTGATACAGATTTAACATGTGAACGGGGCGCAACGACTAACACGCACCGCATTAATTCAATTACAGTAACAAGTGCGGGCGCGGTGGCGGTTGTTTCTGGTACGGCTTCAACAGCGTTCACAGAAACAAGAGGCGCGGCGGGTGGCCCTGCTTATATTCCTGTTGGGTCCATTGAAATTGCGCAAGTGCGTTTAACTTCGATTACTTCGGCGGCTGTTGAAGCATCAGAAATAAAACAAGTGGTTGGCTTGCATCAAGAGCGCTATGATTCGCCACTATTT